ACCGTCGCAGCGGGTGCGGTTGCTACTGTTTCAATTCAGAGCGGCGGTCAAATTCCGGCACATGTCACACCGCCAGCAAATCCTGTGGCGCAGGTTTCCTCCAGCGGACTGGGCAGTGGCGCGACATTCACTTTAACTTGGGTGCCTGTCACGACGGGCCCCAATCCCGGTGTGGCGCTGCCCTCAGTGCCGATTGCAATTGGAACTCAAGCACAGGCCGATAATGCCTTTGGTCCTGGGAGTGAAGTCTCGCGTATGTTTAAGAGCTTCTTTGCCAACAACTTCGCCAACGAGGTCTGGGGGTTGGGCGTGCCTGAACCTCCGGGTGCTGTAGCGGCTCATGGACCCATTACGATCACAGCACCACCGACTGAGGCAGGGACAATTCATCTTTATATTGCGGGTCAGCACGTGCCGGTCAATGTTTCGCCATCGGATCTAGTGTCTGAGATTGCGGCGGATATTGTTGATGAGATTATGTCACTGCAGGATATGATGGTCACTGCGACGGCAGCGGCGGGCACTGTGACGTTGACCTGTACCTGGAAAGGTGTAACAGGCAACGATATTCGTGTGGACATGAATTATTACGGCACCATCGGGGGTGAGATGACGCCAGTTGGTCTGGGCATTACGTTGCCACCGACTGGGTTCCTCACTGGTGGTGTTGGGGTGCCTGATTTTACAGCAGCGATCTCGGCACTGGGTGAGAAGAACTTTGAGTACGTGGCTCTGCCCTACACTGATTCAACTAGCCTCAATGCCTGGGAACTTGAGTATGGTTTTGAGGATGTTGGTCGCTGGGGTTGGCGCCGCCAGCTTTATGGTCACATCTTTTCTGCCAGACGCGATACCTATTCTAACCTGATCGTATTTGGTAATACGCGCAATAGCGGCGTCACTTCAATCATGGCGGTTGAAATGACTTCGCCATCGGCAATTTTCGACTGGACGGCAGCATATGTGGCCAAGGCTCAGCGCGCATTGATCAATGATCCAGCACGACCATTGCAGACCTTATCACTCAATACGGTCAAGCTGGCGCCGTTGCAGGATCGGTGGGATACCATCGAACTCAATGCACTGGCTGAGAATGGTATCGCAACACAGAAGGCTGGGTCTGACAATCAGCCGATGATCAGTCGCGAGACCACGACGTACCAGCTCAACCTCTATGGTTATACGGACGATGCTTATGAGCTGGTGACAACGCTGGCTACGCTTGCGCGCTTGATTCGTAACCAGCGTTACGCAATCACCAGCAAGTTCCCGCGCGTTAAGCTGGCTGATGACGGCACGCGCTTTGGTCCTGGTCAGGCAATCGTGACACCTGGTGTCATCAAAGGTGAGTTGATTGCTGAGTACGTTATGGATATGTGGAATGGCCTGGTTGAGAACCTGTCGGCATTCAAGACCAATCTGCTGGTCGAACGGGATCCAAATGATCCGAATAGGATCAACGTGCTCTACGGCCCAGACTTGATTAACCAACTCAGGGTGTTTGCGGTGTTGGCTCAGTTCAGGCTGCAATACGACCGTGGGGTGGACACTCAGATCGTTGGACCCAATCCTGGCACAATTGGTATGACCGGCATTTTGCCGTCGCCTGTGTTTGGCTTGCAGGGGTAACTTCGGCGCAACGTTCGGGTTCTGCGTATGCGCCCTTTTTATCTGAAACCAGAATGAGGAGGTAAGACATGGCGATTCGGTTCGCTGGTATTGCATTCTTATCAGTCGATGGGAACCAGTACCAATTACGCGGCAACTTCACGGTGTCACCAAGTCCAGTAGAGCGCACCATGATTGCTGGTCAGGATGGGGTCCATGGGTATCAAGAATTGCCCAGAGTGCCTTACATCGAGGGTGATCTGTCAACGGTGCCTGGGTTGAACTTCGAAGACCTGCTCACCCAGGTTGATAGCACAGTGATCGCCCAGCTGGCCAACAACAAACAGTATACCCTCCAGGGGGCAACCGTGAAAGGAGGTTTCGAGCTCAACACTCGGGACGGCCAGGCGCGGGTGCGTTGGGAGGGTATTTCATGCCTTGAGATTAACCTCTTCTAATTTGGAGAAGTGTAATGAGTATGCAGCCTCAGCGGGAGGGGTTTGTAGATCCGTCGAAGCCAATGGCAACTGGCAACGGCGGCAATGGGCCGATTATTGATCAGCCGCCAATTGAATCGGCCCCACCGCCAGCACCAGCTGAGACTTGGCCGGTGCGGGTTAGACTGCTTCATAAGCCAGTTCGAAACATGCGTGGCGAGTTGGTTAATGAATTAGTGTTTCGTGAACCGACAGGCGGCGATATTAATCGCTATGGCAACCCTTGTCGCATCAATACCGATGGTGATGTTATCATCGAGCCTTTAGCGATGACGCGGGTAATGGGGGCGCTGTGTGGTATCTTAACGCCCAATCTGGATGCTATGGATCCGCGCGATTGGAACTCATGCGCCTATCGATTACGAAATTTTTTCTTGCCAGAGGTGGCGGCCTGGTTGGATCTGACGAGTCAATGATCCTGGATTGCTATCGCCTGGCAAAATACTACTCTACCTCTCCTGAAGTCTTCCTCAAGCTGCCGATCAGTGAAGTCCAGCTTCACCTTTATCGGACAATTCAGCTCACATCCTTGATGCAACGCGAGCAAGAAGACCAATGAGCGAGTTTGAGGAGCTCAGAATCAATGTAAAGACTGACCCGGAAAAAGCTTCCGAGAACGCTCGGCAGTTGCAGGATGCTTTTCGCCAGATTGGAGGCACTCAACAAACTGAACAATTTGAAAAACTTGGACGACAACTCAAGTTAACTGAAAAACAACTCAAAGATCTTGGCGAAGCAGTAGCCAAGCCGCAATCGACCCTTCAGGCTTTTGCGATAGGATTTGGCAAGGCCGGAATGATAATGGGTGCATTTGGGGTTGCAATTAAAGCAGCACAGATGGCAGCCGATCAATTTAATAAGGTCGCCTCGCGTCATGTTGAAATTCAAAATCAAGCAAATCGAATGGGTGGCATTCACGCTGCACAGCTTGATGCAGATATAAAGGCGATGGAGCGCAACTCCATTGAGCGTGGGCGCAGTGCTGCGATGATTGAGAAGTTCAACGAGAAGGTGCAAGACTTTAAGGATAAAGCAACAGGCTTTCGGCGCAGCATCCTGGCTGATATTCAGGGGCCATTTGTTGAGGTGGTTGAGCAGCATTTTGATGAACTCAAAAAGGCACCTAATCTTGAAGAGTGGATGAACCTGGTGCGCCGGTTTGCGGCAGAGATTGACAAGTATTACACAGAGCGTGGTGATCCGCAGCGTGGTGCGGCAGAGCGCCGTAAGTATTTAGAGAAGTGGTTTGGCCTGCCTGACATTATGCAAATGAATGAAGATTTCAAGCAAGTCTCAGAGGATGTCAAGAAGGAATGGGACGAACAGCAGCAGGTTTTGACTGAATATGTGCGGGTAACGGCGGAAATTTCTGACAATTGGGAAAAGATCCTTAGCGGTATTGTTCATGCAACTTTAGAGGATTTGGGCATTAACAAAGGATTGGTGATGCTGAATGATTTATTGGAACGTGGCGCGCGCGAGCATACTGATTGGGGCGCGATGACTGCTGAACAGCGTAGGGAATATGCCGACAAGCTGCGCGAAGCTGGAGATAAGTATTGGCGCGAACATGGTGTAATTGATTTCTTGAAGCATCTTTGGAATGATCCTGATTTCGCCAAGAAGCTGGTCCCGCTTCCGCCTATTGAGAAAGAAGGGCACGCAACCCATCTGTTAGAGAATTTCAATGATAATGCCTCTGACCTCGTGCTTGAATCAAGACGCCTCACTCAGAATATTGCATTTCTCAATTCGATGCTATCGGGCGAGACGAACATCGTAGGTGGCGGCGACGCGCGCAGCAAGTTTGCGACAATGTTTCATAACCGGCCGCAGGGTGGCGCGCGCGGCGAAAGCAATCCGATTAGATTGCCAGCGAGTGTGCCGCAGCCGGGGGGTGGCTCGGCAGCAGAAGCGCGTGATTTCCAGGCTTCCAAGTCAACAATTTATTATACGGCGCCAACTGGCAGCAAGGTTGCAAAATATACTGATCCACACACTGGGGAAAGTTATTCTGATTATACCAAGCCTATAGGACCACCATCGAGCGGCTTGCCCAGTGAGACACCTGGCATTGCGTTTGGTTATCGCAATTTTCCAAAGCATGGCCGGGAGACGTTGGGCGGTTATTATCTGGTCACTCCCAAAGAGGGTCAAGGTGCAGGCCAATCATTCATCTTACCGCATTCAGACATTGGTCCAGGCGCGGGGCACGGCGAGAAGTTGGACTACAATGCACCAGCGGCGCAGATGGTATTCGGTTCCATGAAGGAGTCGGTCATTCAAGGTGGCTCCTATTTGCATTATATTGGAAAGGATTTGCCGGAAGGCGTTTCACCAGGTCGCCAATCGCCATTTGAGGATGTCAGTTCAAAATATGGATTGTCCGGAGCGCATTCTAAATTCATTCAAGAGCAGATGGCTGCGCGAGAAGCTATTTCATCGGGCCCACAAGAGGGTGCTAGTACGGGCAAACGGCTGGATCCAAGTGGTAATGACAGACTGGCACAATATTATACTGGTGAGGAGGCGTTTCCAAAATTAGGAATGAGGATGACGGGTGATGATGCCTGGCAATCATGGAGACGTTCAACAGAGAATGAAAATATTGGCTTTGAAAAGGCTGGTTGGAGGAATCAGTTTCCGCAACAATCAGGTCCAGGCTTAATAGGTCCACATGGTCCAACAGATCAATTTGAAACTTTTAAACAGTCACAGGAATATATGAAACGTGCAAATTTACCAGAGGAATCTTTTGGGCCACTAGCTCAGCAGGCTGGAATAGGAGGTCGATTTATCACAACCCCATCTGGGCAGGAATTTGGGGACACAGCAGGCGTTGCAGATGAACCAGAAGGTGCATGGCATCCAGAGAATTTTAAAACCTTTCCTGGTGGAGGAGAAGCGGATACAACCCAGAGTATTGATCGCGGGCGCAACCAGATTGATCGAGTGCTGAGTGATCAGATTGATGTTCGTGGAAAGTTGAATGTGAAGGTGGATGCGCCTGCGGGCACTTCAGTTCGTGCTAAGGGCACAGGCATGTTTGAAAAGGGCGTAACGCTGGATCGCGGAATACAAGCCAATGCCGGAATTTGACGAACTCAAGTTGCAGGTTACGCTGGTCGATAACGCAACGGCGCAGCTGCGTATTATTAAGCAATCGCTGGATGAGTTGGGTGGGGGCAGCAGTGCACAGAATATGGAGCGGCTGAAGCGCCAGACTAGTGAGCTGGATGAACAATTGCGCAAGCTGGTCGAGACTGTTTCTAAGGGTCCGAAGGCATTTCTCGATTTAGCGCGTAATGTTACGGTTGCTGGAGTTAGCATTGGCACCTTTACGCTAGCAGCGGACAAGGTTCTCAGCACAGTTGACGAGTTGACGAAGAAGCTGGTTGAATTGCAGCATATAGCGAATCAGACAGGCTGGGATCCGGCGAAGATTAAGCAGATTGAAGAGGCTTATGCACGTCACAGCATAAGCACTCAGCAAGCGCAGCAGGAAATACGGGCTTTTGCGGAATCATTGGAAGATTTTTCGCGGCGGTATAGTCAAACCAGAATTGAATTATACAAAGACTTTCCGCGTGAGAATGAGGTAATTCAAAAATTGGTTTTTCAAGCGATGAATGCTGCGCCAGATGTAATTGAAAAATTCAATGCAATGAAAAAGGGTGCTCAAGATGTATTTGAATATTTTGAGAAGCGCGGGGATCCAGAACTAGGCAAGCGCATTCAACGCGATATTTTAAGGCGATTTGGGACACCGCAGGCAATCAATGTTGATGAAATGATCAAGCCGATTGACGACGCTATGTCGGCAAATTTAAAGCATCAGATTGAGCAAGCAGAAAAGTACGAGCAGACCACAAAGAAAATATCTCAAAACTGGGAGGCAATTTCTAAGTCCATGAAAGTGGGCCTGATGGACAGCGGGCTCATCGAAGCACTGAAATGGGTTGATTCACTTTTAGACAAGTGGCGCGCACATCAGAGGGCACAACCGGCAGGTCCACCCACTCCACCCCCAGGATTGCCGCCACTCGGTGGTTTGCCAGCTCCTGGCGCAACTGGTTCGCGCGCAGCGCCAACTTTGCCTATGGCACCTGGCGGTGGCGGCGGGGCATTCTTCATGGGCGGTGGAGGGGGTGACGCTACTCTGCGTGGCGGTGGCGGGAGTGATCGTCTCGGCGGTGGAGGGATGGGAAGCATTCCCAACATTGGTGAACTGCTTAAGCCAAGTGCGAATGCAATTCAAGTGCCACCGCGTCCTGCCGGTCCGACAGGA